TGTAAAAGAAGCTACGACTCCATTAACAAAAGAAGCTCAGCAAATTAGAGATAATGCTCAAAAACGCATAGACCTTATTTTGGGTACTAAAACAGCACCAGAACGTGTCAGAGACTTTATTTTGGGTGCTAACAGAGAAGAGTGGTCAGAGATTGGAAATATCATTAAGCAAACGCCTGGTGGTAAAGACAAGTTGGCACAAGCTGTTGGTCAAGTCATTGCTGACAAAGCCAATTCAAGCCTTAAAGGTGCTATCACTGACATGAAATATTTGGGTGACAAGTTGATTGAAAATGGTTTGATGGATCAGGCAGCTGTTGATCAATTGCAAAGTAAATTGCAAGAAATCTTTGTGGCTCCTGTTGACATTTCCACAAAAACATCTTTGGCTCAAAGGCTTGTACGCAATGCTATTGCTACATACGGTGTATCTGGATTATCAAGACTAGGAGGTTTGTAATGCCACTCGCAAAAGGTAAAAGTCGTGAAACGATTTCAAAGAACATCAGCAAACTTACAAAAGAAGGGGGCCGTCCCCGCAAACAAATTATTGCTATTGCTTTGTCAACGGCTAGAAAGTCCAAAAAAGACAAGCGTAAGGCCAAGCGATGAGCAAGAAGAAAGAAAAGGGCCTGAACCCAGAACTTGAGAATGCTATTGCTAAGATGCTCAGAGATGTGATGGTAGACGAGACTGCCACCATCAATGATAAAACTAAAGTAATAGATCGTGCATTGAAACTTGAGGCTATCAAGATGAAAATGCAAGATGATGAGTGGGGTAGTGGGTTTATGGGATTAGACGATGATAAAGATGAGTGATATGATGTTGACTTTCAACAGAGGGAAACAACATGGACTCAGTATCTTTAATTCGTCTAGCCTTGAGCGTCATCTCAGACCGTTTAATCACGATCATAGCGTTGTTGATGAGCTGCGGTTTAACTGCTTACACCCTGTGGGCGGGAGATTGGACAAGAGTAGCAACATTAGCTATATTCGTACTATTCGCATACCTAGTGGTAAAAACCAAGGAGAGAAGTAATGCCAAGCAGCAACCGCAACAAGAATCCGATGAATCCTAAAGCTGACTATGAAAATAGTCACATGGCTAACTCTAATCACCAGAGGCCACACGAGGTAAATCAACAAATTGCCAAGTCTACTCGTCCTCAGTTGCCTAGAGATGGTTCTGTTGACATGAATAGATGGCAGCCAGGAACATTGCCTAAAGGTGGCTTTAGAGCTGTGTTTGACTTTTCTGGCACTCCTAGTTACAACACTAAGAAGTCACCTACATCTGGTGGCGGTAAGAAGGTGTACTAATGGCTAATAATATTGCTTTTCAACAAATGGGGAAAACGGTAAAAGTTGCCGTTGTTGGATCAGCCAATACTGCGTCTAATGTTTTTACCATTACAGCAGACAGCCCATGCCAACAATATTATTTGTCTAATTCAGATGTTAATAGTGCTGTATATGTAAAGATTTCTGCAAACAGTTCTATGACAATTCAACTGCCTGATACGGGTCCTGATTATGTTATTAGCTTGCCACCGTATGCTTATAAAGTAATTACTGGAGTGCAAGTTGGGCCAACTGCAAATGTTTATTGTAAGGTGATTGGTGACGCTGCTAATGCAAGCGTTTATGTAACGCCTGGCGAAGGTTTCTAGGAGTTAATAAATTGACCCCTTCACTCTTGTTGCCCTTGCATCGGGAGCTTTTAAGCTCATCAAAGAATCATGCGAGATGTACAAGGAAGGCCGACAAATGGTCATGGACGTTGTTCATGAAGTTGAAGGCGTTGCTAAAGATGTAAAGGGAGTTCACAAGGATGCCAAGGGCATCTTTGCTTTTTTTGGAAAACTGTTTGGCGGGAAGAAAGAGGAAGAGACTCCCAAGCCTGTTGAAAAGCCCAAGAAAAAGAAAAAACAACCGCCACCTGAGTTTGATGAAAACCTCATCTATTCACAAGTGGCAGATGCTTTAACCAAGTTCTTTCAGGCTTACAACGGCCTGAAGAATTACGTTAAAGAACAAGAAGAATTGGCTCTTCATGTGGGTAATGAAGAAGGACAAGACATTGCTATCAAGTTGGTGATTGCTAACTTGCAAATGGAGAAGTTGAATCAAGAGTTGAGTGATTACATGGTTTACCATGTGCCCGCTGAGATGAAAGATTTGTACAGCAGAGTGAACCAGACGATAGGTCACATTGCTAATCAACAGGCACTAGCCAGGAGGGAAGAACTGCTGAGACAACGGAGAGCAAAATGGCAACGGGATCAAAAGGCAGACCTAATTCAAAATCGAGTGGTGGTTTTAGTAATTACTCTGCTGATAATCCTGTGGACGTGGGGGATGATCATAAGTCTGACTCACTCGCCTTCTTACTGATTGCTATCCTTCTCGTCATTGTTCTTGTCTTTCTCCCTCTCATGGCTTGGATGTATGTTGATGTTAGACAGATGGAAATCAGGGTGGATAAGACTTTGAAAAGGTTAGAAAAGTGAAATATGCTTGCCTTGTTTTGATGATATTGTTGGCTGGATGTGACAATCAGTATCGCTATCACTGTCAAGACCCAGCACATTGGGAAGATGAGGACTGTAAGCCTCCTCTTTGTGAAGTCAGTCAAACTTGTCCTTGGATGCTAACAGATGCTTACAAGCCTAAAAAACCTTAAAGAAGAAGAAGTCAACGGCATCGTCCGTTTGATGGATGCCTTCTCTAAATTCTGCATCATGATCACTTTCTGTATCATTTTGCTTTTTATCGTAGGTTTCTTTGTTTACGGGGTTGTTGCCGTAGAACAGCCTATGAAAGACATGGCTCCTAATGACAAGCTCACTCATGATCTACTCAAGATCATTGCCACGTCTATCTTCAGCGTCTTAGCGGTGGTCATGGGGGCTAGAGCAATGATGCCTTTGCCCAACATGAACCCCTGTGCTGGAATGATGCCTGGTATGCAGCCTATGATGGGCATGAATCCCATGATGAATATGCAAACAACTGGTGTGATGACATCTATGAACACACCTTGGGTTCCACCTCCTCCACCCAGAACACCGCCTGTTTTGGAGTCAGAAGAGGAAAGATTAAGAATGGCTCATGCCAGGGAGAGCACCAGAAATGTTTAGTCTATTCAATCCTTGGTTAATCATCGGTGCTATATGCGCCATTTTAGGAGTGTATTTCTATGGACATCACGAAGGCTATCAAGAACGGGTTGCTGAAGATCAAGCAGAAATTATCAGACTTAATACAGAGGCTCGTGCAAAAGAAGACGAGCTGAACAAGAAACTATCTCAGACAGGTTTAGCTCTCAGAAAGGCTAGAGATGACATCAAGACCAAGCAGACTTCTATCAATGCTCGCATTGACTCTGGCGAGTTGCGCCTCCCCTCCACCTGTGGTGTACAAGCCAATTCAAGTACCCCCAATGACGCTGGAACCAATGCAGCCCAATCTGACAGACAGGCTATTAAAGATATTGTCTCCATCGCAGCAGACGGAGACGCAGCCATTGTCAGCCTCAACGCCTGTATCTCCCAGTACAACCAAGTGAGAGACACGGTTAACGAGGGTGTGAAATGATTACAGCAGAGCAGTTACACCAGTTAGGCATAGATCATGTCTGGGTTGACCCACTCAATGAAACATTTGAACGCTGGCACATCGACACACCAGAAGAACAGGCTTGTTTTATAGGTCAGTTCAGCTATGAGTCCAACCATTTCAAGAGCTTAGAAGAGAACCTGAACTATCGACCTGAGACTCTGATGCAACTGTGGCCCAAGCGGTTTCCCAGCCATGAAGAGGCCATGAAGTATGCTCATCAGCCTGAGAAGATAGCCAATCACATCTATTCCAACAGAATGGGCAATAGAGATGAGGCATCGGGGGATGGATGGCGGTTCAGAGGATCAGCAATCTGTCAGCTTACAGGGCATGACAACTTCTATCATGCTGGACAAGCATTAGGGATAGACCTGGTATCCAACCCTGATCTGGCTCGTCAGCCCAAGGATGCAGCTGCTATTGGAGGGTGGTTTTGGGCCACTCATGGGTGCAATCAGTTGGCACAAGAGAAAGACTATAACGCACTGACCAAACGCATCAACGGAGGCTTGTTTGGGGCAGAACAACGTGTTATTGTTATGCAACAAGCAGAACGTGTTTTAAAAGCCTGATGGCATAGGAAGAAAAAATCCTAAAACGGATTTAGCCTCCCCGCCACCAAGAAAAATCACTTTTTGGAGATCACAATGTCAGACAAGCCCAACTTATCAGTAGGCCGAGAAGAAAAACTCCCAGTATCCAAGGGTGGAGGGTTGACAGCAAAAGGCCGAGCAAAATACAACAGAGCGACAGGTTCAAACCTAAAAGCACCACAAAAATCAGGAGCACGTCATCGTTCATTTTGCGCCAGAAGTAAGAGCTGGAAAGGAGAAAGAGGAAAAGCCGCCCGTAGGCGGTGGGGATGTCGTTAAGGAGCTGGCAGTAAGCCACCTTCAAACAAATAGGTCCCAAAGTGGCCTAATTGCGCCCAGGGAGCTGCCCAGACCTTGAGTCCAGCCTCTCTTGCTTTCCAGCAGAAAAAATAGTCTTCAGATAGCAACCGTTCTGTGCCTGGTTCGATGGCGCACGCAAAATACTCGGTAATACGCTCTCTGTTCATTTCCTGACCGATAAACCCAACATCGTTGAGATAAGAACCCACTACCTTTTGCATTTTCACAAAAGTAGACCGCTTGATCAGCATAAATCCAGTACCACCATTCCATATTTCCACAGGCTTATTCACAGGTACAGTGACAGCCCCCTCATAGTTCTTCAAATTGATCACCAGTGACCCTGTGCGGTTTTTCCACTGATCTACAGGCACTCCGTCAGCAACTGCTTGTGCAACTCCATTCCAGTTGATTTCTTTTTTGGGATAAATGCCACAAATGATGTCTTTGTTGGCCTCAATCATGGGAATCACGTCCGCTGGATTGAATTTAATGTCTGCGTCAATAAAGAGCAAGTGTGAAAACTCTTTTCTCTGCATAAAGTGGTGTGCAAGTGCATTTCTACCCCTCTGGATGAGACTCTCATTAAACATGGCAGAGTAGCCCATGTTATGCCCAGCTTGCTGTAGGGTGTGCCCTAGCGTGATCAGGGATTGGGTGTAATAACCCGTACACTGACCACCATACATAGGAGTAGCCACAAACACGTTGGCTGACTTCTTTTTCTTGGGTGCTTTCTCTTCTACGATTTCAGGTTTCTTTCTCGCCATGATTGTTCCTTGTAAGTTAGAAAAAGGCATACTGCGGATATACAGGGGTATGCCAGCTCCTGTCCTAACTCCTGGGATTGCCCCAGAGTTCGCATCCGCTGCGTTGTTTGGTGGGATGTGCGGGACTCGAACCCACGACCAATAGATTAAAAGTCTACTGCTCTACCAACTGAGCTAACATCCCGTCCTTGTATCCTTCACTGTAGGCCAGTGCCCAGAGTTCTTGCAAACTCATGTTGATCAGTTCTACGAGATATCCTCTATCCTGAGAACATATTTCCCTGTCTTTAATGACTTTCTCCAGCCATGCACTTCTATCCTGATATTGGCTTTCCTCACCCATGAGACAGTCTCACTTTCTTGTATTTTCTTGATTCTGGTAGATACGGCACTTGCAGTAACCTGTACTGCCAAAACTTCACCTTCTTTGATAGCTAACAGATCACACCAACCCCACAGGTCTTGCCTGATGCGTGCAAACGGGTTCCAGTGTTCGACAATAGCCACCAGATAGCCTTGCTCACGCAAGTATTCTAGCGACCTCTGTGTGGGTGATGTTTTCTTGGTTGCCATCAGAAGGGCACGTCATCATCAAAATCAAGTTTCTTCTTGGCGTAACCAGGAGTGACCTCTTTTACGATGCCTTTTTCAGCCTCTCTCTTCTTTTTAAGCCAATTGTCTTCTTTGATCGACAACAGATTGTTCCCTCGGCTAGTAGGCTTTTGCCATGCACCTATATAGAGCTTTTCACCAGCTTTGTAGTCGCATTCGAGCAACAGAAAGCCCTGAAAGTCTGGAGACTGAGCGTGTTTGCGCTGAGACTCGTCTTGCCAGTACATGACACCACGGCCTGGTGTTTCTGGATAGTTTGTTTTTTGTGTAAATGCCACGTTGATACTCCTTAAATGTCAATGGTTTCGTGGGGGGCGGGAACATGAGAGATTGGATCAACTCCAGCCTCAGCAATCTTGGCTTTCAACTTCATTTTGTCCATCGTGTTGAACTGAGCAGTGGTGACCATGTTTTCAGCGTACAGGGAGGACAATTTAGCTGCTTTTGTCTCAACAGCCAGTTTTGCACTGTTGACAATCTTGCTCAGAATGGTGATGTAGCCATCTATCCACTCTTCTGGCGTGTAGTAGGCAGAATGAGGGTCATCTAGACCTGGGACAAAAAGTTTAAAAGGCGCATCTTCCGTTGCAGCCTCAACCTCTTTGATGATCTGGACCTCAGCCTGATGAACAGGGGCTTGATCTTGTCTGGGAGGCGTGAAATCTTGGACCTCTTCAGGCGTGTAGACACCAACAACGCACCCAGGATAGACCGAACGGATGCCTTCAGAAACGCATCTTGCCCGTAGCATCGCACGAGAGTAATTCCTCCAGTTATCCTTGTTTGCAATACCGATGGCCTTGGCCTTGGCAAGGGTCCAGGTAACCTCAAGAGAGCCTCCTTGCGGGTGGCTAAATAAGCCCGTGACTGTCTCATCTGTATATTCCTTCCATTGAACACTACCTCCAGCTTGCTGGAATCTGGCTAACATTGCATCTGCTTTCAAAGCTGGTCTGCCTTGTATGACGTGATAATCACGCATGGCTATGGCTGGGTGCAAATCTTCTGCTTGGCAGAGCAACATGATTGCCATGGCCTCTTGAGGGTTCTTAAAGCCGAACATCTTGCTACCAGCTGCGACTTCAGCCATTTGTTGGATGTCTTGTAGGGGTACTAAATTACTCATGGTTGTTTTCCTTCATAAACAGTTAGGATTGCGTCTGCCAGTTCAAACGCTGCGGTTGCAATTTCCTGGGGGGTTGCGTACAACTCCATCGCATGAGGGGCTATGCCCTGTGTGACCATCACGGCAACCCACAAACGGAGGTCTATACCCTCGTCTGATGTGGTCAAACCCGTGGTGGGGTGTTTGTGTTGAAAAGGAAAAGTTTTCATTCTTGTCCCCTTAACTTATAACCAAACTCAGCCATTCTTTCTTTAATTTCATTTACTGCTTTACGTCCCAGATTAGGGGTTTTAAGCAATCTTTGTTCTGTACAGCATTGCAATTGTTCAATAGAAATAACATCGTCTTCTCTAAGCCATTTTTCAATCCGTACAGTTAAATTTAACTTCTCTATACCTGTATGCGGAACATTATCTTTAACACGCATAGTGATGGAAAAGTTAGGTCGAGGATTTTCAATTTCATTTCTAAAAGACCGTGCTTCTTCTAATGAATCAAACTTAACGCATACCTCCCATTTATCTACCCACATTGGTTCATTAGGCATCGTTACAGTTCCTCGTGCCTCTTGATACTGTTTCAAATATATTTCTTTAGTCATTCTTGTCCCCTTGCTCGGATTGTTTCAGCAATAGTTTTTGATGGGTGTGGATAAGCAACTGACCATTCGTCTGCAATCTTTGCACATTCTTCACGTTCTTTTTGCGCTATTAGATTGGCAAAGTAAGTCAGACAATATATAAGTTCTTCATTTGTTTTATAAAGATAAAGTCCTGACAATTCAGCCATTTCTTCTATTTCTTCATTGGTCATTTGCGTACTCCTTGAGGACCCAGACCGTCATTTTGTTTTCAACTCTGCCTGAGTCCACGATCAAGCCCTTTTTGACCAACTCACTGCGTCTGGACCTGTAGGTTGACTTGTAAGTCCCAAAATACTCGTTCATGTATTCGTCTGTGAACCCTCTGGGAAAGAGTTTTGCAAACTGCATCACTTCTGCTTGTATTTTGGTCAAGTTAGGATAGATTTCTTCTGCTGCTTTTACAGAAGTGTCAGGGTCGGTCTTTCTGATCAACCCCAGTCTCATCGCCATCTGGCGGAAGTCTTCTCCGTTTAAGTAGTTCATTTGACTAAAAACCTCCGTGAGCCTGGTATGGGTCTGACAAACTGTTCATAAATGTCTGGCATGGCAGATTGGAACAATTTGGGATCAAACTTCATCCCGCCTTTAGCTGACTTCCATGTGGCAAGAACTTGCCCGTCTACACTGGTCAACGTCCCTTTCTCTTGCATCCATCCCTGAATCAGGGTCTGCAAAGCCTCTTCTTGGACCTCCAGCGTCTTGATTTGCTCTTTGACGTGTCTTAAGCTACGGCAAGCCATTTCAACGCTTTGTGAGGCCATTTTCACGTCTTCAGAGCTGACAGGAAACAAGAGTTTGGCTTGTTCTGTGTCTTCAGGGGGAAAGGGTGTTTTTGTTTGCACTCTGGCCCAGACTTCAGCCATTTTCTTGATCAAGTCAAGTTTCATTTCCTCGGTAACTTCCACAGGAAAAAGTTGAAACTCCTGACCGCCAAATAGGACCGCCAGATACACTTTCTCCACACCGAAGACCGCTGCCTCGTGGATACATTGAGCCAAGTCCGCAGAAGGGATATTTCCCACCTCAAACTTATTTCGCACAGCTGCGTTGTAGTTTTTGCATTCAACAAGGATAGTTTTTCCATTTTCTTTTCCCGCAAAGTCGAAGTGTGATTTGAACCAGTGTTCCTTTTTGTGCGTGAGTGAGTCCTCAATCTTGGTGAGCTCTACTCTGAGCTTGTCTTGGGCGAGTCTGCCAATCACGGGTTCCATGACGTGACCCATTTGGACCGCCTCTATGTGCGAGAGGTCAGGAATGGGCATCTGTCCGAGCTTGGTAAGAATGACCTCGTTGGCTTTGCCGTTGGCTACCTTGCGAGAGTCTCCAGACCAAATGGCTGAATTGCGGGTTTCTGGTGTGAAATCAGACATTTTTAATCTCCTTGAGGTATTCGTAGGCAACTAGGCGTATGAGCATTTCTTCCCACATTTCTAGTCTTTCGTATAAAAGAGCAAGTTCAAGTAAGTCACTCATCTATAGACTCCTCGGATTTAACTACATAGTTAGCACCAACTGGGCCACACACGCCTACGGGGAGACGTTCTACTTTGCAATAGGGTAGCTCTGTGTGATTGGGGGGAAATCCAGTCACAGGCGAGACTTGTGCGCCAAAGGTGCAACGGGAGAACTCAGGACTGTTTACGTCTGGTGTGTTGACGTACTTGCATTTGATACAGATGTTCATTTTGATTCTTTCTAAAAGTTAGGATGTGTCCGTGAGGACGATTAGATTATAACCATAGTTGATTAGACTGAGTCAATCGTTTTGTTCCTTTTCTGCTACGTTTTTTTAGGGTGAGATATGGCCCAATGTCAGCATTAGGACATACCACGAATACCACTCACTCTCATGCGAGAGCGAGACGATAAGAGGTTAATGGGAAGTGCTACGACCACAAACCCATCCTCTCGGAGAAAACCCCTCCTAAGAGTTGATCTCACGCCTTGAGCGTAGCCCTTAGCGCAGCGATCAGGCGTGTGAGAGGTTGTAACTAAGAGGTCGTAAACCTCAAATCTTTTTAAAAACTTATGTGGAATAGGGAAAACCACCAGAGAACCCCTGTGGATAACTCTAGAAAGCTCACTAAAGTGAGGTTGCTCTCGTTTATCTAAGCTACTTTCTTGCTCGAAAGCCCCGATTTTCTCACCCCCGAGTGTGCACAGGAAGGTCAAGTCGAGTTCGCTACGTTTATCTGAATTGGTCGCAACTACCGCATCAAGGAACTGGTGGACTATCCCCGTGGGTGCAATATTAGCATCCGAGGGACAATCCACGCAACCCAATAGTTGACAAACGCCAAGGGTTTTGCACCTACTCATGCGAATATCAGATAGGCGAGTACAAACCCAGCTCCGAACATGGAGGCCATGTACACGAGCAAATCAACCTTATCCATTACAATTTTGTCATCATTCATGCGATCACCTCTTGTTGTTTAGTTTCAATAGTGCGAATTGTGGAATACGCTTGTTTGTAGCTTTCCAAGTCCGAGAGATATTGCTCTTGATCAGAATCCCCCTCATGCTCTTGACAAAAATACTCGGCTAGACAAACCGCATAGTAAAGGTTCATCAGCTGGTCATGCGTGATTGTGTAAGTTTTCATGCCATTACCTCCTCAAATATTTCCTTGTCTGCACTCATTATTGGGCACATAGAATGCCTACCCCAAGGATAGAACTGCTCAACATCACGCCAAACACTGATGCGATAAGTTTTTACTTCATTGGTCAAACTATCATAAGATTTTAGGGTTTTGTCAGTGCGTGAGATGATTTTGTAATCAAGTATACAATCATGGTTTGCAAGTGACCGTGTGCGATAAACACTGCCAGTTTTAAATTGAATCATGCTGCTACCTCTTGATTGATTACGTTTTCAATAATGTCCAAATCATGCTGAATGATACTTTCAATTGCTTTAGATACAACATTGTAAAAATTTGTTTGACATTCGAGTTGTGCTGAGTTGCCCAAATTTAAACTGGCGTGTCTCCAATTATTCTCAGCGTCAATGATGGCCTTTAAATGATTTTTGCTTAAGCGTGACAAGTAAGCGTTTAAAATGCGTGTGTGGTCAATTTTGGTCATGGTAGAACTCCAAGTTAAGTTAAAAGAATGATACTAAGTAAGTATCCGACAGGGCACTGTCACTGCCCTATCAGTAATTACTCTGATGCTGGCCTGCCAGCTTTTAAGATTTTCTCTGCAGCTCCAAATATTCTCTGAGCTGATTTGTCGCTGATTTCACCACCATCTAACCAGCCCTGGATATAACCTCTTGATTCTTCTAGGCCCTTCAAGTTCAAGATACTGCAGAGAATGTAGGCTACTGACTCTGCTTCAACTTCTTTGATGTCTCTGGGTGTACGCTCTGAGTCAGTCATGGAGTGCTCTACAGTGTGGCCTAGAACCACGTGAGCCAGCTCATGAAAACGTGTTTTATGAGGTAGAGCTGCAACTGGATTGATTGCTATATTCTTACCAGTTGCATACCCTTGGCAGTTGCCGTCAGCATGGTTAAAAGTTACTTGAGTGATGTCAAGATTACTGAGAGCCAGCTCTGCGGACCATTCAAGCGTTTTAACTTCATTTGCAAAATCATCGCCTTCAGTTTGAGAGAGTAGGAACCAGTTATTTTTAATGGTGAAGAGCTGGAACACTTCGCCAGTTTTCTGGCCAGCATCATCTTTTTTATTGATTGTCACGGGCATAACCAGTGCAATTGCTTTTTCTCCCTTTTTTACTTGACGGCCGAGTGACTGCCAATGTTTGTAAGTTGCAATGGGAGCCAGCTCAACATTGCGAGCAATACACTGAGACCAGGCCAGCATTTGATTACCGACAGAGTAGTTATAAAAGGCACTGTAAGCACTTGAAATGACTCCAGGCTTGTTGACAGCATCACTTAGCAGAGCTGACCATGCTACGGTTTTATTTTCCATTTGGTAGGACTCCAATTAGATTGTGG